GGCCCGACGCTGGTGGTGCGCGACCCGTCGATCGCCGCAACGATGCGGGCGTCGCTGCCGTGCTGGCCGCCGCTGTTCGTGTAGTGCCATGGCCAAGAAGAAGCCCAAGCCACGCCGGCGCACGCCGAAGAAGCCAGAGCCTCAGAAACCGGTGTCGGCAGAGCAGCCGCAGACGGTTGAGGAGCCCAAGCTCACCGCCAAAGAACAGCTCTTCGTCTCAAAGCTCATCGGAGAAGCCAACGGCAACGCGACGAAGGCCGCGGAGCTGGCGGGTTACCAGGCCACGACGCGCGAATCGTTGATGGTGATCGCGGCCCGCACCAAGGCCCGGCCCCACGTGAAAGCGGCGATCTCGGAGGCCTTGGGCCAGGTGAAGCTTGACGGCATCGCCGTGGTCGAGAACCGCATTGTGGCGCTCCAGGACCGCTGGGATCGAATGAAGGCCCTCATCGCAGCGCGGGCCGAAGATCCGCAAATGCAGAAGGTGACCGGCGGCACGACGGGCTTGCTAGTGCACAACATCAAGAGCATCGGCCAAGGGCGAGACGCCGAACGCGTCGACGTCTATGAAATCGACGCCGCGCTGCTCCGGGAAATGCGCGAACTGGAGCGGCAGGCCGCCCAGGAAATGGGCCAGTGGCTCGATCGTAGCGAGGTCAGTGGCAAGATCGACCTCGATCGCCGCGCCGCCACGCATCGCACGATGGCCGAGATTTTCGGCGACCCCCAAGCCCATGCCGCCCTGGGCGTTCTGGCCGATCGCCTGACGGCCAATGACGCCACGGCGACCCATGCGAAACCTTGATGAGGTGGCTCGCCTGGCGTGGCGTGCCTACCCCGACACCTTCAGCACCCGTGTTTCCGGCGGCAAGTATCAGCCGTACGCCTATCAGCGATATCTGAGCCGCCGCATCGCCCAGGGCGTCATTCGCGGCCGCGGACGATTCATCATCGAAGCGCCACCCCGGCACGGGAAGAGCACCGACGTCAGTCACTGGATCCCGGTTTGGTTCCTCGACAACCTCCCGCACAAGCGCGTCATCCTCGGCAGTTACGGGTCGGAGCTGGCTGGCAACTTCGGCCGCAACGTCCGTAACGAGTTCGCCCGCAACGCAAATCTCGTCACCACGCTGCGCGACGACAGCAAGGCGGCGGGGCGGTGGAACACGCCACAGGGCGGCGGGATGCTGGCCGTCGGTGTCGGCGGCGCAGTAACGGGCTTCGGCGGCGATCTGATCATCGTCGACGATCCGATCAAGAACTGGGAAGAGGCCCACAGCCTCGCGGTGCGCGAGCGCACGAACGACTGGCTGACCTCGACGCTATACAGCCGCTGCGAACCCAACGCCACGATCGTCATCGCGATGCAGCGGATGCACGACGAAGATCCGGCTGGGTACCTCAGCCAGAAGCACGCCGACAAGTGGGAAGTGATCCGGCTTCCCGCGCTGGCCGAGGCCGGCGACCCGATGGGCAGGGCGGAGGGCGAGGCGCTTTGCCCCGAACGGTACAACGTCGAATCCCTCAAGCTGATGCGGGCTGCGATGCTGCCGTCGGCGTGGGAGGCGATGTACCAGCAGCGCCCGCGGCAGGTCGGCAGCGGGGTGGTTTATGACCAGTTCGTGCCGCAGGAGCACGTCGATGCGTCGCTGGCGTTGCGGGATGATCTCGATCTGCACGTCAGCTTCGACTTCAACCGCAACCCAGGGATGCACGTCGAGATCGGGCAGTACGACGCGGCAACCGATCAGCTCACGTGCGTTTACGAGATTCATGCCCCGTACATGAAATTGCAGGGGGCCTTGGATGCGTTGGGCCGGCTGATCGATACGCCGGCCGACCAGGTGGCGATCCAGACCGCCAGCGAACAGCCGGTGATGGGGTTGGGCGGCTTCCGGTGGCCGCGACTGATGATCTTCGGCGACGCCAGCGGCACGCAGGACCGGGCGGAGACGACGGCTACCGCCTATGAGCAGATCGCCAACTGGCTCGAGCGCCGCGGTCATCCGTATGGCTGGAACGTTCCCGATGCGAACCCGCCAGTGCGGGATCGCATTGATACGTTCAACACCGCTCTACGTGATGCCGGCGGGACGATCCATTACAGGGTGCACCCGCGCTGCGAGCGCCTGATCACCGACCTGAAATGGCTGAAGACGGATGAGCAGGGGCTCATCGATAAGCGCGATACCAAACTTTCACACGGCTCCGACGCTGAAGGGTATCGCGTCATCCTGCTCCGCCCGCTGATGAAGCCCATCGAATTTGTCGCCGGCGGCTCGACCGTCGTCGGCCCCGAGCGATAAATGGCCACCAAGCGCCCGTCAAAACCAGCGGCCATCGCCCGCCGCGCCACCGCTGTCCCTACCGTCGCCGCTGCCACGGCGCCGCTGGGCGAGCAGTCGCGCCAGCAGGCCACCATGATCCCGGGCATGCCCGGGGCGCTGGCGCCATTTCTGGGCGGCCTGAACTTCTTCGGAGGCAACGCCGGGCTGTTCATCAACCCCCAGGACGGCACCAGTGCGCAGTGGATGTCGGAGTTCATGGCCGACCCCTACGCCTTCGGGCGTTGGTGTGGGCAGTGGTACTGGGGCACGTACAACACCTACCGGCTCATTGTCAGCCATCCCCGCATCCGACAGGCGCGGGCGACGCTGCTGAATCCGATCCTCGCGTCGACGTGGGGTTACGTCCCGGCGAACCCGGCCGACAAGACCAACGGCGATGGGAAGCGCGACCCGTTTGCCCTCAATCTTCCCGAGGTTCCGCCGGGGCTGATCAATCTGGTGCGCTCGCAGCTTGATCCGCTCCGCCGGCAGTACATCGAAGACGCGTTTCGCGCGGCGGATTTCGGGTGGGCAGCCTTTGAGCCGTGCTGGGAGATGCGCAACGGCTTCCACTGGTGCTACAAGCTCAAGCCGCTGCTCCAGGACATCACGACAATCCGCGTCGACGACAGGGGCAACTTCACCGGGCTGCTGCAGGGCGCCGACGTTTCCGGCGGCGTACTCCGCGCCGACGAGTTCAAGGCGCTGATCTACACCTACGATCGCGAAGCCGGGAACCACTACGGCAACCCGATGGCGGAGAATGCCCGCCGGACGGCTTGGCGCATGTGGCTGGATGCGGCGTTCCAGCTCCACGGCATCGGTGAAAAGCTGTCCCAGGTCATCGCCATGGGCTTCGCACCCGCCGGCGAATACAGCGACGGGAAGAACGGCAAGATCAACCCGAAGGACGAGATGGTGAAGGCCATGCAGGGGCTGAAGGACACCGGCATGGCGGTGTTCAGCAACCTGGTTGCGATGGCCAAGGCCGGCGCGACACCCGAGGACCTGGCCAAGGCCTCGGCCGCGGCCATGTCGAGCATCACGTTCTACGATGCCGGCAATCACTCGGCGGCGATCCAAGGCGAGCTCTCGCGGATGGAGCACGCCGAAGATTTGATGATGGCGGCTTATCTGCTCAGCAGCCGCACAGGGATGCAGAGCAAGCACGGCAGCCGCGCCGATGCAGATCGGCACTCGGACACCGGCGTCATCACCTCGGAAATGATCGACGGCGACATCGCCAACCAGCTCCAGCCGCTGGTGGATGCGATTGTGGTGCTGAACGCCGGCGAGAAGTACCGCGGCATGATCCGGATTAAGCCGGCGCCGCTGGTCGACCGCAAGACCGAGCTCTATACCGATCTGCTCAAGGCTGGGCTCAGCGATCAGACCGTGGGGCCGGAGATCGCAGCGGTGGTGCCGTGGAGCGACGTGCTCGACCAGCTCGATATCACCGTCGTCGAGGGAAGCGACGTCAATTCGGCCGTCGCGAAAGCCATCGCGGACAAGAAGCTGCAGGCGACAAAGGCCGCGGCGGCGCTGCCCGGCCAGCAGACGCCGCAACCCCAGCAGGTACAGGTGAAGCGGAAAGGCGGAGTGCCTCCGAAGGCGGCACTTTCTCAGTCCGTGGCGAGCGACGGTTCACACGGAATGGCGCTCAGCCAAGGCCCCCACAGATTCGCCTCGACGCAGGTGAATCTGGACGGACCGGTGGCGGAGCTGGTCCGATCCTTCGCAGCGCGGATCCCGGACGATGAGCTCGACGCCGAAGAGGGCCGGGAGGCCGATCCCCACGTCACGGTGCAGTACGGCCTGCACTCTGATGATCCCTCCGCGCTGAAGAGCGTCGCCGCATCGAGTGCGGCGCCGGTGGTGACGCTGGGCAAGCTAGGCGTGTTCCCGGCGACGGAGGATCGGCCGTCTGATGTGCTGAAGATCGACGTGATCTCCCCGGACCTCCACCGCCTGCGCAAGTCGATCGGCGACGTCGCAGACCACACCGACACGCATCCGACGTATCAGCCGCACGTCACGATCGCGTACCTCAAGCCCGGCGAGGGAGCGAAGTACGTGGGCGGCGATGACTTTGAAGGGCTCAGGGCGCAGCCGAATTGCCTGGCGTTCACCGATCGCGACGGCAACGTCACCGAACACCCCTTCGGCGCCGGCTCGCTGGAGCTGTCGAATCCGCACCACGACGATCGCGGCCGTTTCACCTACGCGCCTGATACGGGCGGGGACAGCGGCGGCGAGGCAAAGCCGCATCCGAAGCTGAAGCAGTGGCAGGATGACCTGGCGGCCACCGAGGCCAACGACAAGTTCTTCGAAGAGAGCCGCGTCGGCCAAGGGCTGCGCGACCACGCCGCGAAGCTCCAGCGCCGTCTCACCCGTGAAGCTGGCCAAGCGATTGTGCCGCGGTATGGCGAGGATGCGCCCGACCAGAGCGAACACGTACAGACGCCGCATCGGTTCGTCG